AAATATCTCATTAAATATACTAAAGATTCGCTCCTTACCTAAAGTCTTAGCCATATCAGGTATAGTAAGAATTTGTTGAACAAGCTGACCGAGAATCTGTGCAGACTGAGTATCTCTTGCTCTTTCCGAACCATCTCTACCCGAAAACAAATACTCATGTACCAAGTTTTCTGGGTTACCAATTATATTCCTACCTTTTGGTAGTTCGTCTTGATCACCACTATCTTCAATCTCTAGTCCAGCCTCACGGATACTTTTAGGCGTGAACCTTTGCTTTACGGGAACATTAAACTCGGTGGTTGAACAGGATATTAAATGCTCATAAAGCATCTTTTTTGCTGCTGCTCGCATTTCATCAATGCCTTCAGATATAAAGGCATAAATTGTATTAGTTGAGTTTGTTATCTCACTAACCTCGGTAGCAGATATTTCTCTCTGTGCAGCCTGTCCTAATTCCTGTGGAGAAAGAATCATCAGTCTCTCTACAAGGTTGAGTAACTGGAACAAGCTTTGAAGTGATTGATTAATGCCCTGAGATAATTCCCTAGAAACATCGACTACTGTGATAATGTTCTTAGGGTCAATTCCTAGGTCTGCAGTCTTCGCACCACTATAAAATAGTGCTTTTGGTTTTTGATAAAATGTATCTTCTGCCAGTGATTCTTCTAGGTATGCTTTAACATCATCATCTAATGCATCCTGATCAATAGATAATATTTTAAACATGCTAATTTTCATATGATGAAGCATAGCGTAAATAATATTATTCATCTGATCCTGATATGGCATTAAATCATGAGCCATAGAGCAATTCGCCATACGGTCATCATTCTGATTAATTCCACCATAAATAGCAGGTAAGCTTGGTAGCCATTCTGCATATACAACAGTTTCATCAGATGCCACTACTAGCTTCAACCAGCAATCAAAAGGATAATCCCCAAGACCTTCAGCCTTTGGATTAACTCTCATGAATACATTAGATAAAAACATCCCTTTATCTTCATCCTCACCAGCATAAATACCAGTATGAGCAGTACGCTCATTTTGAAATGGAAAATCATCTTTTAATGACGGAAATGCTAAAATCTTAGGGTCATAATAAAAATCAAAGAAATCACGATATGCATTCACTATGCCCTGGAGGGAATTAGTGTATGTGACCTCATCCATATTGAAGTAATCAGGATTATCACGGACTGATCCATATCTTACTATATCCCAATACCCAAGCCACGAAGGACCAAGGTCACTATTCACTGCTTGTAATGGACGAGAGTTATCCCAAATTACACGAGTAGGATGAGGGTTCACAAAGTAAACGCCCTCTCGCTCAACATAAGACTCTATGTCATCCTCACCAAGTGAATCTTTCGTCTTTCTCCAGTGAACTTCTCTTGTCCATGCTTCAGCAGGAAAAAGAACGGAATATCCATACATAAACATATTTCTTATGCACTGGGCAAATGTATGGCGGTAATCAAATTGTTCTGCCATAATCTCGACACGCTGGCTGAGAACTTCTGCCCTAATTTTAGACTGCATATCTGTACCACGAGGAGCATATCTAAAGTATGGATATAAATTAGAAAACCTAGAAACTTGAGCAGCAACCCTACGAGTGATATATGATCTGATTAATGATACGGATACTTCATAGATTCTAGTAAGTGAAATATCACGAATAGAACCCTCGTCATCATACTCTACAAATTGATCTTTTAATTTAGGATCAATTCCCTCTAATTTAGTAGCACAGGTCTGTATGTTAATTTTGCCCTGTGCATACTGTAATAACGGAATAGTAAATTTATTTATGGGCAGTGAATCCCAGGCTAAATCAACCGCAAGATATAATGAGTGATTTCTGCACGAATGATATATACCCTCGTGGATTCTAGACTGCACCATATCCTGCAATTTTTCACGAATCTGATAATCTTCAGTTCCTTTTTTTGCAGTAAAAACTTCACGCAACCTTTTTTGGGTTACACCTCTCTCTTCTAGTAATTTAAGATCGACCATAAAAATCAAAAAGGTTGTGGATTACATCTGGAGCAAATCCGTTCATATATCGTTTTTCCAGTATGGTGAGTAGTAGATACGCCGAAAGTGGCAGTTTTCCAGTCGGATACAGTCTTCCAAAGTCCCTGTGCAAGACCCCAATCAGGCTCGCAAGTTCGTACTCGGTTACTCGCAAGTACCCACACAATCTCTCTAGCCTTTTCCTGTCCCATCTTTTTACTATTCCCAATCTCTCATAATGCGTATCAATTAATACGCTCGCAGGCGTAGATGTCTTAGCAGAATTACTCCTCTTCGCCCTCGTACTCGTCGTACTCTTCTTCTTCGTCCTCTTCGACTTCAGGTTCGTAATCTTCTTCGTCATCTTCCTCTGATCCACCAATCACACTAACATCTGGGTCAAGCATATCGATTGTAGCTTTAAACCTTTCCTCATCGATTTCACTTACTGTTACTTCAAAAGTTAGTTTTACCTTATCACCAGCGGATACACCTTCCATTACTTCGGATAGCTCTTCGCTCATTCCTAATTGTACTACATCTTGCATATCTGTAACCTAGTTTTTTGGGTTTCAAAAATCAAGCATTAATTTCAATTACAGATGATCTTGGTGAAGTCATCACGACACTCTGTCTTACATCGTAATACATAATCGGATAAGTCAGGGCATCGAAAGGGTGTATATATACTGACCTTCTAGGTTTTAATTCTAATGATGGGTCGTACTTTCCGTTCTTTGACTCTTCTGATGTTAAATTTCTTAACATCTTGATTACATCTGTGCAGTGGGCTGATATAACTATCTCCTCGTTGACTAATTTAGCCATGAGCAACCTAACTCTACTTTCCACAGAACCAGAAAACTTAGGGGCTGCTTTCATACGAATTGGTTCTAGACCGAAATGCTCGCATTTGTCTTTAGATATTTCTTCGAAGTCTCTGACATCATAACTACCTGTTTTGGCTCTATACTGATTAAATGCTGAGTTATCTGAGATGTGTTGCCAATTAAGTTGTCCTACCCTATCCTCCCACTTTTTCATCTTTCTATATATTTGTGGTATCAGGGCTGTGTAGGGTATCTTCTTGTTCACTGTTACCAGTTCATCAAATATTATCCATATACTTTTATCTGTGCCTATTAAGCACTGCATGAATATCATAGCGTTATTTACTGATCCTGGATCATACCCTATGACTACTGGAAAGTTGGGGTCTGGGACTATTCCGTTTCTTCTGTCTCCTACTACATGAGTTCCTTTATTAAAGTAAGGACCGAATATGGCGTTTCCTGCAGGGCGATCCACCCACTTACCCTCAAGCATTCGTTGTGCTTCAATTGGATCATTAGATACAGCTTCCATGACCCGATCGTAATATCCTTTAGGTAAATTCTTCTCATTGTCCTGAATCTTTACATGCACCACATGATAATCAGGATTCCACTCCTCAGTCTTTAACGGAACCTCAAAGAATCTCTTATACACCCAATGACTTGGCCCCGCTGGATTGCAAGCTGCCGTATACTGCTGGCACCCCTCAATTCCCTGCCTTCGACCCAACTGCTGAACTACAGCATCGAAATAAGCTGGTGAATCAAGATTGGTAAGCTCATCAATAAAAACATAACTAGGCTCATAACCCTTGATTCTGTCAGTCAGTATATTTCCATAAGGTGCTGAAAGTAAAGAAATCCTAGACCACCCTCCGTACCTGTTCTCAATGTCAAGATATGGTTGCTTCTGTAAATCGAGCTTCTCATCAGTGTAATCAATCCCAATACCCTCCTTCCATTCTGGAAGCACTTCCGTCTGTAATTTATGCCAAACACCCCCTTGAGTAGCCTGTGCCTTTACACCTACAATTATTAAACACAATCCATTGAATGACTCATAGGCATGACGAACTAACTTATGACCACCCAATACAAATGTCTTACCTGATGCCCGCTCGCCATAAGCTAAGATGTATTTTGCAGTAGAATCAAAAATTTCTAACTGAGATGGTGACAGAGAAGGTTCCCATGTTTCCTGAATTTCCTTGGTATCATTTCTCTGATCGAGCTTTTTGATAACCGAATCAGGATCAATCTTCCTTATTTTCGGCATCGCCCATCTCCTTTAGTGGTCTAAATCCTGGCTTACGCTTCTTCTCACCTTTCTCACGCTCAGTCATTTTGAGCATTAGGTCTAAACCATGCAGTATTCTGTCATAAAACTTACCCTGTTGTTCAGTAGCTTGCATAAACAGACGAGTCCTTATTATCTCTTCTTCTGCCTCTAAACCGCCATCCTGAATATCATCTCTGAGCTTTTCTGCTATTTCAAAAAGACTCATGTTCTGACGAATAGCAATCTTCTGGGTAAGCTTTAATGCTTCACCCATTAGTTGCCCTACCGAATCATCAAAAGATTCAAAGATTGCTAACTTCCCAACATTATCGGGATTGTTGAGCATATCTGCGATGTCGTTCATGAACGCCTCTTTACCATTCTTTTCCAACGCATCCATTAATTTATTCTGATCAGGCTCAGGTGGTGGCTTATCACGAACAAGCAATTCAGTAGCATCTGGTTGCTTTGTGTCATCCCCGCTGGATATCCATATAGCACGCAGTTGCGGATTATCCTCTACATACCTCCTTAGATACCTGCGGCTTGTACCAAGCTCTTCAGCAACCTTGGCGTAATCGCCTTCATGCTCGCTCATAAGGCGAGCTACATCCTCAGTTAGGTACTTCTTCTTTCTTGGCATTGATATATCTCCTTAACATCGGTAAGTATTTGCTCTTCCAGAAGGGACTGCATTTTAAGTAAGCAAACGATCCACCATTTGCTAATGCATAAGCACTATTTCTCACACGCCAGTCAAAGAAGTCGAAATTGCATCCCCTGCAAAACTTTTCAGCAATACCTATAGGCACCTGCTCCCAGCTAGTTTGGTTTGCAATCTCCTCAACCGTATCCACAGAAAGTCCTGAACGAATAGCTATCTCTTCATCCGACAATACACGGACTGAAGATTTGCCAATCTTTTCCCTCGCTAATAATCTTACAAAAACAGGCGGGAAGTAACTAAAAACCTCCCACCCCTTCCTGATTTTCCGCTCCATCTTCATCTATAATATCCTTGATCGCTTTTACGCATAGTCTTAATTTTTTATTCTGCTCAGGAAACTTTAACTGGTTCCCCAAACTACCCACCAAAATTGGTCTACCATTCTCACCACTCCGAAACCCAACACACAAATATCCATCAAACATTTCTTCATGCAAAGGCCTCAAATAATTCTTAATATCATTAGTTGTCATGTCACCACTCATGCATTTGATTTTCCATTTAAGTTTTTGAAAACGCAAGATAATTTGACAATTTATGACAATCAATTCAATCGAACCCACTGTTTATCTACTACTA